TTTGCGGCCGTTGGCGCTGAGATATTTGATGTCACGACAGCTGTGGATTCTCCATTGCCAGAAGAGACAACAACATCCACCGATGGAATTTGGAGTTCGTTGATGTTCTCGGGTGCTACCGAGAACTATCTTTGCATGACCAGCCCATCGGGCGGCTATTGGACATACGACTCGACAACGGGTTGGACTGATCGCGCTGCGGCAGTAACTGGCCTAACTGGCAACTTTGGATCGATTGCAGCATGGAAGCGCCGCCTTTGGTTTGGTGCAAACGGCACGGCCAAGGTCTACTACCTTGCTCCTAACGCACTCCAGGGCGCGGCCACTGAGCTTGATCTTGGACCATTGATGCAGCGTGGTGGCTCGATCGTAGCAATGGTCAATTGGACATACAACGCCGGCATCGACATCGATGATTACTTGGTCTTTTTTGGCTCGCAGGGTGACGTCATCGTCTATCAGGGCACTGATCCTGATGAACCTGCGACCTTTGCGCTCAAGGGTATTTGGTACGTCGGGCGTCCCCCCGTAGGTGATCGGTTCTTCACCGAATACGGCGGTGAATTGTTCATTCTTACTGAGCTTGGTTTGTTGCCATTGTCAAAGATGGTCAACGGCCTGGTCGCCAATACCTACAACGTGTTGTCGGCACCAATTGCTCCAGTTCTTTCTCCTCTTGTTTCGCGATTGATCGACGAGCCAATTTGGGAGCTCGGTCTCATCGAGGACAACGATGTCTTGATGGTTAAGGTTCCGCGAGACTCAAGCAATTACACGCAGTACGTCATGTTTATTCAGACCGGCGCATGGAGTACGTTTACCGGCATGCCGATTAACTGCAGCAAGACCTTCAACGGCCAGATGTACTTCGGAGATGAAGACGGAAATGTCCAGCTTGGACTAAACGTAAAGCGCGACGGCATGGACATCAATGGCGTCGGTGGAACGTATGTTGTCGGCCAGTGCCAGGGCGGCTTTAACGCATTTGGGGCCCCGGCGAACCTGAAGATTTTTGGCATGGCTCGCCCGATCCTGATCGGCGCTAACCCACCTGCCGTCCAGGCTCAAATGAACGTCGAGTACAGCTTTAACCCGATTTATTCCTCTCCAAGCTTTAACGCAACGGTGGGAGCCAACTGGGATGAGGGCGTATGGGACGAGGCTTCCTGGTCAGGCTCAATAAACACTTATGCCGCTTGGGTTGGCGTGCAGAACATGGGCTACTACGGCTCGCTGCGTTTGTCGGTAAAAGGCGACCCAGGGACCGTCTATGTATCGAGCAATGTGATGTATCAGACTGGCGGGGTGATGTGATGCTGGTTAGCGCACGCACCGACGCAGAACGCAGGACAGCAGCCGGCATCTTGTTTGAAAAGGCCGGCGTGCAGCCATGTGCAGATATGCAGGCGCTGGTCTGGATCAATGATGAACAGCAGGTTGAATGGGTTGTCGGATACACGGGTTTCGTTGGCAAAACTTGTCAGATGCACGTTGTGAACTTAGTAACGCGTAGAGCTCCTCGCAAGCTGTTGTGGGCTGCGTTTGACTATCCATTCAACCAGCTTCGTTTGCAGACGGTGCTTGGCATCGTCAACAGCAAGAACGGGCAGGCGATGAAATTTGATCGCCATTTGGGTTTTAAAGAGCTTTTGCGACTTGAAGGTCAGCATGAAAACGGCGGCGATCTAGTCGTCTTCGCAATGGACAAAGACGAGTGCCGCTGGATACAGGAGAACGAGCATGAAGAAAGAATGGTCGCGTAGAGAGCTCTACGCTCACGGCGAACCCTTTGGTGACTGCGCTACCCAGCGAAAGCTCGGCGGCGGCTACATCTGCGGCGGTGGTGGCAAAGGTTCAGCGCCCCCAGCTCCTGACTATACGGCTGCAGCTGAGAAGCAAGGGCAGTCCTCGCTTGAGGCCATTCGAGCTCAGACAGCGGCCAACCGACCCAATCAGTACACGCCCTGGGGAAGCCAGACCTGGACGAACAACAAGACGTTCGACCAGGCTGGGTATGACAAGGCGCTTTCTGACTACAACGCGTCCTACAAGCCTGCTACAGACGGCAGCTGGGAGTATGGCGGCGGTGGCGATGCCGGTGCTACATCGATATGGAGACCGGGCACCGCTGGCTCCTACGGCATGGCAATGCCCGATCGCAGCAAATTTGAGGGACAGGACAATTGGACTCAGACCACGACCTTGAATCCCGAAGCGCAGCGAGCACTTGATTCACAGATCGCACTCCAGGGCGACAGAAGCGAGCTTGCACGCAGCTTTATGGATCGGGTGCAGGGCGACATGTCCAAGCCGTTTGATTGGTCAGGGTTACCAGACAAAGGTAAATCACTAGAAGCTACACAGTTTGATCGTGTTGGCACAGCTCCGCGCCTGCAGACTGACCTCGATATGTCAGCAAATCCTGCAGAGCGCATGCGCATCGAGAATGCACTGTTTGATCGTATGCGTCCGATTCACGATCAGCAGCAAACAGCTCTAGACGCCAAGCTTGCAAACATGGGCATCACGGCTGGATCGGAGGCCTACAACCGCGCATCACAGCGTCTCGGTGATCAGCAATCGCGCGAGCGTTTCAACGCTCTCGAGATGGGCGGCAACGAGATGCAGCGCCTGCTCAATATGCAGATCGCAGAAGGACAGTTTGAGAATACTGCGCGGCAAAACCAGCAGGGCATGGACATCAACACGACCGGCTTTAACAACAACGTCTCGAAGGATAGATTTGGTCAGGATATGACCATATCTGAGTACCAGAACAAGCTTCGCCAGCAAGCAATCACAGAGCAGATGATGCAGCGCCAGATGTCTCTCAATGAGATGAATGCGCTCTTGAGCGGGCAGCAAGTGCAGATGCCAAGCATGCCGCAATTCAACGGCGCAGCGGCCTCACAGCCAACGCAATATCTACCGGCGGCACAGCTGCAGGGACAGGCACAGCTGGATGCGTTTAACGCCGAGAACCAAAATTCAAACAGTTTCATGAATGGACTGTTTAGCCTCGGTGGATCGCTTGGGAGTGCGGCCATGTTTAAGTTTTCAGACTCACGCTTGAAGAAGATCATCAAGCGCGTTGGTGAAGCACAAGGCATTCCGCTTTACCTGTTTAAGTACTTGGGCAGCGACACCGAGCACATTGGCCCGATCGCTCAAGAAGTGCAGAAGATTCGTCCTGACTTGGTCAAGCGCCATCAGAACGGCTACTTGATGGTTAATTACAAACTACTGATGGAGGCTTGATATGGCCGGCGTAATTCCAATGAATGGTTATTTGACACCCGAGCAGGCCGCGATGTTGGCCGGTATTGAGGACCCCAACGATCGCATGAACACGATGGCAGGCATGCAGCGCTACGCAAACATGCTGCCGCAGATGGGTCAAATCCGAGAGCGAAGCAACGGTCGCGTTGTTGGTCGCACAAGCGCTATGGAAGGTTTGGGTCAGATGGGTTCGCAGCTCGCCGGCGCGTACATGAACAAAGAGCTCATGGACAAGTACGGCGCGATCATGGACAAGAACAATCAGCAACGCATCAGCGCTGCACAGATGCTCGCAGATGCTTTGCGCAGAACACCGGCGGCGGGTGCCGCAGCTCCTGGTGTAGCTCAGGCATACCCTGTCGCTTCGCAGACTCCAGCAAACGGGCGCGAGATTCCTGCGTACACGCCGCACGAAATCGACTACTACGGCGGCTACTAAGACATGCGTGACTTGCTTGACGTAATCGCGAACGCAGAATCTGGCGGCAACATTAACGCTAGATCAAGCACGCCCTTGTCAGATGCACAGGGTTTGTTTGGGTTCACAGACGCGGCGTTCAGGCAAGTGCAGCAGGATCATCCAGATCTGCGGCATATCACCAAAGATCAATGGGCGGTCGACCCACAGCTTCAGCGCACTTTTGCCGATCGCTTAAAGCAGCGGCACGAAAGGATCCTGGCTGGCCAGGGGATCGATGTGAACCCGGTGAGCCTGTACGCAAACTGGCATTTCGGTGAAGGCGGCGGTCCGAAGTTCTTGAAGTCTGCGCCTGACACTCGGATGGAAGACATCCTCGATCCGATTGCGATTGCGGCCAACCCTCATCTGCAGGGCAAGACGCAAGCGCAGATCATGGAGTTATTCAGCAAAAAGATGGGAACGGCATTGCCCAATGCAGTGTCGGCCTCCTATTCGCAAGGAAATAGAAACATGGATCCAACACAGGCACCCCAGTCGGCGCTCCCGAATGCTCGAGGACTCTACAACCCCGAAGACCCGGTGAGTGTGTACAACTTCATTACAGCTAACCAGCAGAACGTGCCGGTTCAGCAATTGACGCCCGAGCAAAAAGAGATGCTACTTGCCGATCGTCAACAGCGTGCTGGAATGCTCCCGATGGCTCTGGCAGCTTCGCTTGCCGGCGATAAGCGCATTTCGGCAATGGGCGGCGCACTAGCGCAGGACGCATTTAAGGCACGCGGCCCGCAGCGCCTGGGCAATGCTGGCTGGCTTACTGAGGACGGCACTGTCATCAAGGATCCGTTCCAAGAAGAAGAAGGTCAGCAACGTCGCCAGGACACAGCGCTCAACTTGGCGCTGCAGACATCGAACACGCAGGCTTTGCGTCGACTGGCCACAGAGAATACGTTCACGCAAGCTGGTCGAACGCCAGAAGGAAAGCCCGTTGTAAGCAATCGCACCGGCCAAACCTACGTTGTTGAGAGCGGACCAAATGGTCCGAGCTACACGCCTTACAGTCAAAACATTATCCCGACCGGCACCTACGACAAGAACGTGCAGGCCGTGCAGGAGGCGCTTGGCTCGGTAAGACGCTCTGATGCGATTCTTGCGCAGGTAGAAAAGAACCCTGAAGCCTTTGGCATGGTTGCCCAGGGCGTATCGCGGCTTCCACAATTTGCACAAGGTCGTGCAGCAGAAATTTTGTTGCCACCTGAGACGATGAAGGCTCGCACAGACGTATTGCGCTCGGCAGCGCAAGAAATCAGCAGCCTCTACGGTGCAGCGCTTTCGCTTGGCGAACAGGCCCGCGCCAACACCTTCATCCCCAACCAGGATGACCCTCCACAGGTTGTCATTCAAAAGCTCAAGGCGGCTCGCGACTGGGCTCATTCCACGACACAGAACTACGGTTCTGGAGTCCTTCGCGACGCACAAGGGCGATCGGCAATGCCGGCGCCTCAATCAGGACCACAAGCTCCCGCAGCTGGCGGCGAGACACGCAAAACGATCAACGGCAAGAACTACGTTAATCGTGGTGGCCAGTGGTACGAGGAGTGAAGCATGGTTAGACCCGTAACCGATCCAGCATTGCTCGAGCAGCTCAACGGAGGCGGCGGGGCCGTAACCGATCCCGCTTTGTTAGAGCTTTTGAATGCCAACCCCCAAGCAGCCAAAGCTGCGCAGTTCGCAGGCGGCGACAACGTCAAACAGATGAACCCCGTCATGAAGGTGCTCGGGGGCGCCAAGAGCGCCTTTGACCGTGCAGCCTACGGCGTAGGGTCGTTGGTGCCTGACATCCTGCCCGACGGTGTTCGCGATTACATCAACGACAGTTCAATAGCCAAGTTTACTGGACTGACTCTGCCATCAAACAAGCAGATGGCTGACGATGTCGCGCAAGGTCGCGCCTTTGTCAAAGAAGCAGGCGGCTGGGGCACTGCTGGAGATATCGCCGGCGAGGTTGGCTTGACCTTGGTGCCTGGTGCAAAGGGTATGCAGACCGTTCAGGCTGGCGGTCGCATGTTGCCTCGAGCTCTTGGATTCATCCCAAGCAGCACAACCGGAGCGGCTGCGATTAGCGGCGGTGCCATTAACGCCCTCACCACACCTGATGATCGCGTAGGCGGTGCCATCGCCGGTGCTGCAGGCGGTGCTATTGGTGATCTCGCGGGCAGAGCGTTGGTCAAGACGCTAGGTGGCATCAATGTCACGCAGGACGCACGAAAACTTTTGGATGCTGGAATTGATGTTCCAGCATGGAAGGCTGCAGAGAGCCCTAACTTGCGCGGCCTGTTTGAAGCCGGCAAAGGTGTCCCATTTCTTGGCAATCAGATTCGGGCCGGCGAGCGCCGAGGGTTTGAGGGGTTCAATGAGTATATGGTCGGGAAAGCAACACCGCCCAAACCCGTGCTCGATGATGTCGGCAACGTGCTGCGCTGGGAATCCTCGCCAGTAAAAGAAATTGGCAGCGATGCAATCAACGCATTAAAGACGCGCTTCAATGATTCTTATGACGCTCTTTACAAGGGTCGCGGGATCCCGGTCGACGACATTTACGGCAATGAAGCGGCGAGCATTATTCAGCATGCCAAGGACTATTTCCCGCGCATTGCTGACGATATCGGCTCGGCATTCAAGCAAGTAGACGACATTCTGCGCAAGGGCACCGAGAGCACGACGTCATCAAGCGCAATTGTGAATCAGGCTGGCCAGCCCTTTGTGAATACGCAACTTGGCCATGCAGCGACGCGACCAGAGTCCGTCAAGCAAGCGATCGATGTGCTCGATACTCGCATCAAGAGCGCATATCAACGCGGCGATGCCGAGGCGGGAGACCTGCTCAAGGATCTGCGCGGCTCAATTGAACAGCTGCGCCTGCGTGGTTTGCCTCCCGAGGTGGCAGATCAGGCTGCAGACATCAACAAAGCCTATGCAAGCTTCATTCAGTTGCAACGTGCTAACTCCAGCCTTGGCGCTCAAACAAGCGGCGTGACTACTCCGCAGCAAATGCTTAATGCAATCAAGGCAGGTGATCACACACCAAATAAATCTGGCTTTTCAGGCGGCAACGCGCTTAACCAAGAAGAAGTCTTGTTGGCAAACCGCGTCCTTGGAAATCGTTTGCCAGATGTTGGACCAGGAACCGCTGAAAAACTGATGCCAGCTCTTATGTTGTCTGGTTTAGGTTCAGCTGGCGGTGCATTAACAGGCATCGGACCTTTTATCGGGGCCGGTCTGGGTTTGGCTCTTTCAACGAAGCCAGGTCAGAGAGCCATTCTCGGTGCACTACCTGGTCAAGCAGGAATACGTCAATACGGAAGTCAATATCTTGTGCCGGCGCTTCGCAACTTCGGCATGTCGGTTGGAAATTAAAGGAGAAACGAAATGCCACGCAACGCATCAGGCACCTACACACTGCCAGCTGGAAACCCAGTAGTAACCGGCACCCTAATCGAGTCCTCATGGGCTAATGACACGCTTGGCGATCTAGCCAGCGCAATGACCGACTCGCTCTCGCGTGATGGCGAAGGTGGGATGACCGCAGCTCTGCGCGTCGTTGACGGCACAGTCAGCGCTCCAGGCCTTGCATTTGTGAACGAGACCGGCAGCGGCATGTATCGCACTGGCGCCGGCGATTACTCGTTTGCTGTGCTGGGCTCGCAAAAAATTCGCTGCCGTTCTACAGGCGTCGATGTGACGGGAGTTTTGGCTGTCGCCGGTGACACGTTCAGCGTCACCTCGAGCACTGCCTATTACCCGCAAATGATCAACCGCAACAAGACAAGCGACGCGAACGCAAGCTATGTCTTGCTAGACAAGGATCGCGCGGGTGCAGTCGTTCAGAACAACGACATTCTTGGGACTGTTGCCTTCCGGGGCTACGACGGCGCAGCCTATCTCCAAGGCGCTGCCATATACGCCTCGATTGAGGCGACTCCTGGCACCAACGATATGCCGACAGGTCTCGCTTTTGCGACGACCCCAGACGGCGGCGCTGGGCCTACCGAGCGCCTGCGCATCACAAACGGCGGCGAAGTACGCGCAACTGGAAATATCGTTGCTAACTACTCGGACGAGCGTCTCAAGACCAAGCTTGGAAATCTCGATAGCGCCCTGGACAAGATCTGCGCGATCGAGACGTTCTATTACGAGGCAAACGAAACCGCGCAAGCCCTTGGTTACAAGGCAGAGCGTGAGGTAGGGGTGTCGGCTCAATCAGTTCAAGCGGTATTCCCAGAGCTTGTCGTCCCAGCTCCTGTTGATGCTCAATATCTAACGGTGCGCTACGAGCGCCTGGTTGCTCCGATCATCGAAGCGATCAAGGAGCTGCGTGCTGAAGTGAAGGCACTCAAGGGAGCGTGATATGGCAGCAACGACATTAGGAGCGCAAGCCATAACTATTCCAGTAGGCACAACTGCCGAAAGGCCAACTCCTGGATTTGGAATGATTCGATTTAACTCGACCACAAACAGGGTTGAGTGGTACGACTCGGCCAACGCTACTTGGAAAAATTTGTAAAAGGAAACAGAAATGGCTCAGACAACACTAGGACCACAAGCACTGACCTTACCGGTCGGCACAACAGCAGAGCGTCCGACAGGCGCGGCTGGGATGGTTCGCGCTAACTCAACTACCAACAAGCCAGAGTGGTATGACCCTGCAAGCGGAACTTGGAAAAATTTTAGCGATACAGTAAGTGTCGAATATTTGCTGTTGGCCGGAGGATCCTCGGGGGGCAGTGATGCTGGGGGCGGCGGCGGGGCAGGCGGTCTTCTTATTGGTACGGCGCTGCTTATTCCAAATACGGTTTATACGATTGTCGTTGGTGGCGCGGGCAGTGTCTCCACATTTAATAGCCTTACCGCAGTTCAAGGTGGTTACGGCGGGGGATGGGATAGTGGTGGTGGGTCATCAGGTGGGTCTGGCGGCGGCGGCGGCGCGCAAGTCGGTGGCGGGGGTGCTGGAACACCAGGGCAAGGCAATAACGGTTCGAGCGCGGTGCCCGGGGTTGGCGGCGGCGGTGGTGGTGGCCGGGGTAGCGCTGGAAGCGGCACTTCTGGGGGAGCCGGGTTTACTTCGTCTATAAGCGGTAGCGCTGTTACCTATGCACGGGGAGGTAATGCCAATAGCAACGGAGCTGCGGGCGGCGCAAACACCGGGAACGGCGGTGGTGGTGGCCAATACGGCGGTGGCGGCTATGCTGGCCCCGGCGGGTCTGGAATTTGTATTTTGAAAATTGCCACTGGGGACTACTCAGGTGTTGTTACTGGCTCACCTGTCGTGACAACAAATGGCGGCTTCACAATTCTTACATTTAATTCGTCAGGAAGTTATAGAGCATAGTTATAGGAGAAATTAATGGGTCATTACGCAAAAGTTTCGACAATTACGGATGGGAAAGGATTGGTCGAACAAGTGATTGTTGCTGACGAAGAATTTATTCAATCGGGTTTAGTGGGGGATCCATTTCAATGGATTAAGACCTCCTACAACACACGCGGTGGCGTTCATTATGAGACTGATAGTCAAAACCCATCCCCCGATCAAACAAAGGCACTTAGAGCAAATTTCGCGCAAGTAGGCGATATCTATGATGCGGTAAACGATGTGTTTTACGCACAAAGGAGATATCCATCGTGGAGTATCGGTGCACCTACATGGCAATGGGAGGCTCCCGTGCCAAGACCCAAAGACGGCAAGCGCTACGACTGGGACGAGACCAATCTGAACTGGAAGGAGATTGTGCTGCCCGCTGTATAGCGATAAGCACAACGTAGAAAGATAAGTGAAACAAGAAGACAGCCAGAGCAGCACGAAGGACACTCTTATGAGTGTCCTCTCGTACATCGATAGCCCTTTCAAGCTCCTGGTGGTCTTGCTGCTTGGCGTTCTCGGATTCGTTGGCTATTTCATCTACACCAATCAAGGCGTGATGCTTGGCGCCTACCTTCAATCGCGAGAGATGCCAAAACTCGACGATTCACGCTTCGATGATGCGGCCGCGATGATCTTTAAAGAGACGGGCGCCGAGGTCGTGTCGATCTTTACGGTCGATCCGATCTTGAATAAGCGCGTCCTGGTTCGTGCCTACACCAAGGGCGGTGGACGTCAGAAGTCGCTCGAGGGAGTGGACGTCAAGCTCTTCTCCAATAGCTCAACCAATAACGCCGACGTCGTAAAGCTTATGGCCGGCGAAGTTCCGTGCGGCCAGTACTTGCGACCACAGTCGGTCGCCGGTTTGTTCTATTTATCCCAGGGCGTGCAGTACACCTGTCGGGTGAGTAGCCCATCGGCAAAAGAGCAGTTCGTAGGCCAGATCACTGCGGGATGGATGGTCGAGCCTGACCTTGATCACGCACGATCTGTCCTGACAATCGTCGCCGATATGTTGGTGAAACAAAAATAAGGAGTAAATAAATGAAAGAAAAATTGGAAGGACTCAGGGCTTGGTTTAAGGCGAAGTGCGAAGCAGTAAAGGCCTGGTTTTCAAGAGCAAAGTCCTAAATGATCCCGATGCTTTACCTCAAGATTGGCATTGCGGTGCTTGTTGTCGCCGGGGCTTACTACAAAGGCTATGCGGACGAGCATGAGCGCTTCTTGAAATTTCAGGCTGAAGTCGCAGCCGTTGGGAAAGCGCAAGAGCTTGCCAACCAAAACGCAGTCAAGACGGCGGAGTTAATTTCAGAAGGGGTCAAAGATGAGTATGAAGTTCGTATCGCTGCTATTCGCAGTCACTACTCTAATAACACTCGCCGGGTGCAGCAGTGTGGTTCCGGTGGCAGTAACTTGCCCCCCGTTCCCCAGCCCGCCGGCGTCGTTAATGGAGGCGCCGACGACCCTGCCCTTATTGGACTTTGTGCAGCCGAAACAGCAAAGCTCGTAGCTTTGCAGAAATGGATTTCTAAACAGCAAGAGGTAAGTAAAAATGGAAATCAGTAAAGAGCAGCTAGTCTCTTCAGGCATCTGTAGCCCAGCAATGGCCGACAAGTGGTGTGATCAGCTCAATGCCACTATGAATCGATTTGAGATCAATACGCCGTACCGCGTGGCGGGCTTTCTTGCCCAGGTCTCGCACGAATCTGGTGGTTTTCAGTTTGTCACCGAGAACCTGAACTACAGCGCCGAGGCTCTCTCCCGCGTCTGGCCAAGCCGATTCCCGCCAGATATCGCTGCCGCCTACGCCAGGAACCCTGAGAAGATTGCCAACCGCGCCTATTGCGACCGCATGGGCAACGGCGACGAAGCGAGCGGCGATGGCTGGACGTATCGCGGCCGTGGCCTCATCCAATTGACCGGCAAGGACAACTACGCTGCCTTCTCGCTTCAGTGCGACAACGAGGCCCTGGTGGATCCCAACCTTGTCGCGGAGCCGGCGCTGGCCGCTGAGTCTGCTGGGTGGTTTTGGTCCAGGAACGGGCTCAACGCCTTGGCCGACGCAAACGACATCGTCGCCATGACCAAGCGCATCAACGGCGGCACGCACGGCATCGATCACCGGCAGCAGCTGTACGCTGGGGCGATGTCGGTTTTTGCCTAGCAAAGCGTGTGTAGTTTTTGTGTTGTAACTGAGCAAAAATGTGCATAAATCTGGCTATTTTTGACACACAAAACAACACAAAAACACATACAAATCAATTACTTAGGCAATTATCGATAGGACTGTTAATCCGCAGGTCGCTGGTTCGAGTCCAGCTCGGGGAGCCAATAAAATCAAGGACTTACGCGGTTTTTGCGGTGCAACAAAAAAAGCCGTGTGTAGTTTTTGTGTAGTAGGTGGTTTTTAGGCAGAAAAAAAGGGGCTTCACAGCCCCCTTTTTTTAACTAAAAAATCACCCTTTTTTTTAAGCAACAACCCGCAGATTTGGCTTCGAACTCGTGCTGATGTTGATGTTCTTGGCCTGCTCGATCAGGTGTTTTTGAGAAAGGTGAGCGTACCTCTGGAGCATCGAAGCTGATCTCCAGCCTCCTAACTCCTGAATGACATGCATTGGCGTGCCGGCCATTGCATGCCAGCTGGCAAAGGTATGCCGCAGGTCATGGAACCTCATGGTCTGCGGCAAGTCAGCTTTATTAAGCGCCGACTGCCACGCCTTCCAACTAATCTGCTCCACAGTAAACACAAAGACGTCGTGCTTGCCCTCTTGCGCCTTGATCGCTTTGTAGGCGTCATCGTTAAGCGGCACAGGGATCGCGCGACCCGCCTTGGCATCCTCTGGATTAATCCAAGCCATACGCTTCTCAAGATCCACCTGGTCCCAGCGCAACCCGTAGATGTTTGATTTGCGCAGCCCCGTGGAGACGGCCAACACGGCTGGCGCCTTGTGGCCCTCGGGCAACGCATCGACCAAGTCGCTAAATTGCGCAGGCGTCAGGTACGACACGCGAGAGTTTTGCTCGACATACGTTTGAAAAGCCGGGACGCGATCGACCCACTCCCACACATCCCGCGCACGGCGAAAAATTGCACGCAGCAATGCGACGTAGCGGTTCTTGGTCGCAGGCGTATCAAAGCCAGCCAGAAGCCCGACAACCTGATCGCGGGTGATGCTGTCTAACGTCAGCTTGCCCAGGTGAATACGGAAGTACTCAAGCTTTGCAATATCGTCGCGAATCGAGCGCTTGTGGTCCTTCTCATCAAGCCAGCGGACTGCGGCCTGCTCGAAGGTGTACTTGGGCTTGACGCCTAAGCGCTCCTGCTCCCACAGATCAGCCTTGATTTTGTCGTGGAGCTCTTGCGCAGCTTTTCGCGAGCTTGTCTTAGCCGATCTTCTAACAGTGTGGTGATCGGTCTGGATGTAGATGTGCCAGACGTCCCCTCGTTTGAATATAGACATGGTTCGTGTTCCTTGGGTTTGTGTTTAAGTGCTTCCTTGGTTTCGTTTAAATCCAGCCGCCATGCACCTCCGATCCGGTAGGCAGGCAGCTGGCCCTTGTCGATCAATCGACGCACAGTTGAGCTTGATACCCCAAGCTCGACTGCTGTTTCTAGTATAGTTTTAAGCATGATATGTTGTCAAATTCTCAACGGTGCAGGATGGCATAAAGGGCAAGCAGGGCTGAATCCGCTCTCCCGTCGTCTTTAACTCGCTTGAACTCACTGGCGTGGGCCGGCCAGAGCTCCATCGCCCGCTGCCGGCTGGCCCCCTTGCCAGGCGCAAGCTTCATGGCCTTGGACCAGGTTTGAGGCGGCACCAGCTGGTAAGGGATCATCAGACCCGCCAGGAGCCCCTCCAGGACGCCCAGGGAGCGGCCAAAGCCAAACATTGAGGTCACACCCTGCCCAGGCCTTGCAGACACGCTCTCGACCACGGCAAAGCAGGGCTCGCGGGTAAACAGCTGCAGCTCCGCGACAATCGCCTGGGGGGCGACCTTGCGCTTCATGCTTGAGCCCACCTTTACCTCGACGGTCGGCATGTCAAAGGTCTGGACTATCTGTGCGTTGTCGTCCAGGACGGTGAAGGCGCCGTCCAGGCCTGGGTCAAATCCGATTGTGTAGCTCATAGCGATGTTCTCTTCTTGATGATGTAGTTCTTTAGGTATCGACCGTTCTTTGTCGGTGTCTTTGACTTAACGGTGTCTAGGATCTCGGCATGAACCAGCTGCTCTAGAGCTCGGTAGATCGTCGTCTTCTGAAAGCCTGAAAGCTTCAAAATGTCCTGGGCGCAAATCTCCCCATGTTCCTTGACGATTTCGTGGACAACCTTGCGCGATGCCTCATCGGCCGGGACGTAGGTGCCGTCAACATACCGACGGTGCCCCCGTACCTTTGGTGCCTGGATTTGGCCAAGCATGCACTGCAGCCAGTGCTCAATTGGATCTATTGCCATCGCAGTCCTCATCATCGTGTCATCGCCTTGAGTGCATTTATGGTCGCTTTGTTCTTTTCAATTTGCGCCTTGAACTTCTTGCCTTCGGGGGAGTTGTCCTCGCTATAGACGAGATCCAGGTCATCCTTCATGTCGGCAATGCTGGGTCCGACTTCCGCACCGAAAATCTCCTTGATCTCCTGGACGAACTTATCGCCCAGCATGGCTGGGTCAATGCTTGCGAGCTCAGTGCTTTTGAACTGACCAGGCAGCGAGCCATTCACAAACTCGGTCCCGTCCTCTTTCTTGTAGGCAATGTGCGTGGCGCTGCCATCGACGGGCCTGGCAAACGGCACCAGGTCTGGGATGTAGAGGTGCTGGGCGCAGCCCTTGAGCTGGTCCTGGAATGTGATTCCCTTGCCGTGCGCCTCGCAATGCCAGGCCGCGTTCTTCTCAGGCGTTGCGTGGCAGCAGGTGCGGCAATTAGCCTGTGCAATTTGCTGGCCGTGGCAATGCTCGTAGAAGTCGCACCACTTGCACTCATACCAGCTCGGGTCTTGCGAAATCTTGACCGGCGCGGTGCTTGACTTGATCAAGCGGCCGGCGCGATCCATGTAATTGTCGAAGACGTCTTGATCAAAGTGAACCCACTCCGAGTAGAGGTCGTCGCTGTCCTTGCACTGCGACAGATACATCGCGCGATCAATCTCAAGCAGCCCCATGTAGCACTGCATCTGGGCGTAGTGCTGGGGCTTTGACTCGCGCACGCCTTTCTTTTGCAGATCGGCAAAACTCTTGGTGTTGTGTGTTTTGCACTCGAGCACCGCCCAGCTCTTTGGACCCTCTTCAAAGCCGCGCCCTATGCCATCGACCGACCCGGAGAAGTGGCCGTCGTGTGCGTTTACAGAAATCTGCTTGCCGTTTTCTTCATCAGTCGTGTAAAGCTCAATGCCCAGAGCACGCAAATCGGACACTAGCCTCTCTTCTTCGCGCTTGCCGGTATCAAAAATGCGCCTGATGCGGCCTGGGAATTTGGACTCAAGCGCCCAGCGCCAGGTGAGCCAGATGTACTTGTCGCAGCTGTGGCCGATGACCGAGCAGCCCATGTGGGGGCGGGGGTCTTCTTTCTTCTGCTCGTATAGCCAGTGAATCTTTCGCGCCGTGCTCTTACTTGGTTCTGGGATTTGTGCCATCGCTGTATCCGTACCTGTATCCGATTTCAAAGGCCTTGCGCAAGGTCATGGTGCCAAGGTCGTTCTTGTTTTCTTCAATAAAGCGAGAGGCCTCTGCGTAAGCATTTTGCAAGTACTCGGTGAGGTTTTTTCTCTTTAGTCTCTGCTCTAGCTCTTCCCAGGATTCGTCTTCTGTCATTCTGGTGCCTCCGTATACAACGGTTCCCATCCCTCTGTGGGGAACGGATCATTTTTGTCGAGGGAGTGCCATTCATTTCTGTGCTGGTAACGCCAGGCGACTGGCTCGGACTCCAATGCAATTTTTAAAGTTGCGATTGCAGTGGGCACGTTTAAGTCATGGCCGGTTTGCAGGAGCGCCAGCGCTCTTCTTATGTGCGTTTTCATTTTTTTGCCTTCGCGCGATCAAGCTTGACCTCGGGGTAATAAAGCTTGCCGCCGATGTTGCTGGGTTCTTTCAATGCGTCGAGAGAACCAGGGCGTGGGACGATGTTGAAGAAGTGAGCAATTGAAAGATGAGGGCGATTGACCCTTTCAATCATGTTGGGTGGTACGGGCTTCGATGTCATGTTGTCTCCTGTTGATTTTGTTTTTGTATGCGTTTGCCGATCCAGTGCATGACTGGCACGGCCATTGAATTACCTAGTGCTTTGTAGCGAGGACCGTCTGGCGCGTCGTCTTTCTTGCGCCACGGGATGTTTGTGTATCCGTCAGGGAATCCTTGCAAACGCTCGCACTCAACAGGTGTAAGGCGGCGTACTGCCATTTCAGTTAAAACAGATTGATTATGTTTTGCCTCTGATTTTGTTAATGTCAGGGCTTGGTTTTCATTAAATTTTGGTGTTTGTTCTGTTGTAAAAGCAATCGGCTGCGTCACATTAACTTTTGGAATCCCATCGCCCATAGCGGTACGCAACGGGTAGCAAACTTCTTTATGACCGCTTTGGTTGTATTCGTCTAGTGCAAAGGTTGGATGCATCACCACAGGCTCATGCCCATGCGTCTCACGGCGCAATGTGCCGACTGTGCCGTCCTGTAACACATTCATTACGCTACCGCCTTGATCCATCAAAACCATTGGTTGCGCTATATAAGTCGTGGATTCATGCTTATCTGCTTTAGAAGCGTTTGATCGTAAACAATGCGCCGTATCAGGTGATTCTCCTACGCCGTAAGGGATTGGCTGCGCCACCCCATGCACACAAGCCGTAGTCAGTGTATGAGCAGGATCGCCTGGCTCACCAACCCCAACGCCCTGACGATTGATCTTGTCATACTTTTCTGAATCACGCCCTGCGTTTCGTAAATCAAGAGGTATTGCTTGAGCCACCCCATGCACACCAGTTGCGTTTAGCGTGTACATAGGCCCGCCAACCGTAAATCCATCACCATTGCCACCGTTTTGTGGTTGTCTGCCGATGGTGTTTTCGGCAAGGGCGATAGGCGTGGCAATCATATTAAAGCCATCTGCTCGGCTATAATCGTTGCAAGTTGTTTCAAGGCAATAGGCAGGATCAGAAACTGGAATTATGGCGTCGCATTCAACTCGCTCGTTGCCTGTGCGACTGAATGGAGAGCCTGTGCTAACTGCGGGGGCAACTTTTTGCCCCTTTTCTCTGCTCGGCGCAGGATTCCCTGACAAGCTGTGGGGCTCAAAAAGAACCGCTGCTGCACTGCGCCAGTCTCCAAGACATCCGACAACGAACACACGACGGCGTCGCTGGGCCACTCCAAAGTATTGAGCGTCCAGCACTCGGTATGCGAACCCGTACCCGAGTTCTGCCACCGCCCCGAGGAAGGAACCAAAATCCCGTCCTCCAGATGAACTGAGGACGCCCGGTACGTTTTCCCAGACAAACCATTTGGGCTTAAAGCGGTCAAGAATTCCGCAATAGACGAGGGCGAGGTTTCCTCGGGGGTCTTCAAGACCTTTGCGTAACCCGGCGACGCTAAAGGACTGACAAGGGGTTCCTCCGACAAGAAGGTCAACTGGGTGCTCAAAATTCCACTCCTTATATTTGGTCATGTCGCCCACGTTTGGGACTGATGGGTAGTGATGCGCCAAGACCTCAGACG